GCCACTGGCCCCTACGGCATATTCTCGCCAGTTTTTCGGCGTAACCATGCCAACGGGGGGGTGCCCTAATGTCACGGGGGCAAGTGCTGCTGTCTCAAGCGAATCAGTCTTAAATAATTCGTCTGGGCTAACAATTTCGGTTTGAATTGATCCATCAGCTCTTAAATATTGCAGTGCACCAACACGAGAAAACGACGCACGAACACGCAGCCGACCGTCAGCCAATTTCTCATAGTTTTGAATAGGTGCTCGATCGTGACGTAAAGACACAAGTAAAAATCATCAAAAACCTGCCAATACTATAGTTTTAGTTGCGGCAATTGTTTCGCGCTAAACTGATACCGTCAGGCAAATTCTGAATAATTGAGTCAAAACCTGAAAAATGGGGATAACAATTACTGTTGATGTGCCTGTAGGGGCTACACCAGAATCAGTATTAAAAGTTAAATTAAGAGCTGCTAGAAACGTCGCTGGTATCACTCAAGCTGAGTTGGGCAAGCGCATTGGTGAGTATTTAAAGATGCCAGCACTAGACGGCAATCGTGTATTTCACTGGGAAGCAACCGGCAATATTCCAGCTGTTTATTTAGGTGCAATCGCTGAATCACTTGGCGTTGAATTTGAGTTTTTCAAAATCTAAAGCCAGCCCGTTTTTTTAGTTAAAAGACTTGCTTTGTCAGTGCGTCCGTCTGCTGTCTTAAAATATTCGTAATGACAGCAGCAATTCCATCGGCATTCTCGTGATCCAATTTTAATAAGCGAGCCACGTCGTACAATGCCTTTTGCAGTTTCCGCTGGGCATTCTTCGCAGTGGTCGCACCCACCCAGCACGTTTGCATAGAACGGCCAGTCTCCTATCCCATGGACGAGTTCTTGAGCCTCGCTGTACCCTAGCTGACTATCCTGAACATATAGTCGCGTGCGGGCTTTTAGACCACGTTCGCTCATTTTGCCAGTTTGAATATCTTCGCTAAAATTCCGCAAAAACTCAAACTGGCGTTGAATACGGTTTGTCAAATATTGCTGATGATCTCTAGTAATACGTTCGACATTCCCACCAAATCCAAACAGGAAAAATAGTGCTGTCGTTATTACAATGATTCTGGCTATTTGCATTTCCCATTCTTTCAAAGAAATGTCGCCAGCTATTAGCAAATTACAGTAATCATTTACGTCCTGATTTAATAAATCAAGCTCAGCATAAGTGAGATTTAATATTTGATCAGCACTAACTAAATTGCCGTCTTTATCCCTATAACGGCCTGCATCGTCATCCCATGTCCAGCCTTGTTCTGATGCTACATTGCGGACTTCGTCCCAATCGATTATTGCTGAATAATCGTATGCTCCTAGTGATGCTAGATCAGTAGGGCTAAATTTTTGATCGCCCCGTGGTTGCTGGGGCTGGGGCTTTTTTGCTGTATTGTCTTCCAGGTCAAGACTGATTTGCTCATCAACTGACTGATCGGGATCGGCTTCTTGCTCTAAATCAGGTTCTTGATCGTTTTCAAGATCGTCAGGATTTAAAATCCGAGTCGATACCTGATTGTCTGTATAGCGAAAACCGACGATTCGATCTTCGTCAATTGCAATCGCCGTTATCGCCCCATTATCCTCAATTTGAGCTTCAACGATTTGCTCAACCTCATCTGTGTAGGTTTCGTTGATTAGCTCAATTACAAGTGGGTATTGATCGGAAGAAATCGTCTGAGGCATAGTTCTAAACCGCCTCTACCGAATCATCAGTTTCTTCAGCGCTAGCATCTTCATCTGGAAACTGAGCAAACCATTCATCTATGCTTGCTAATTTCTCAATGTTTTCTAACGCCGCAGGGGGTTGTTTACCTGCAATAGGCTTATAAATGTCTGCTGCATTATTGCCATTTTCTATGAATTTATTTGGTTTTTTCATGAGTCTAATTCTTCTAGCTCGATTAGCATTTTTGCACCTTGAGATTGAATAGTTTTTATATTGTATCGGGCACCTTTTGGCACTAATACTTCATTCTCGGCTGGCACTTTGGACATTCCTTTTATAGAAACTCCAGATCGATTATTTTGCACAGCAAAAATAATCCCTGCTCCTTGTGAAAATTCTTTTGTTACTGATTTAGAACTAGAAAAGGAACTCATAGCTTCTAGCGAATACCCATTAGCAATGCTTTGTATAAACGAATCGCGATCAGCTTTACTGTCAAAGCTCATTCCTCGATAAACGGTGCCTTTGTAAGTTGGCGCATTTTCGATATAAGCATTAATGTCATTTATTCGCCCGTTTATACGAGATATAACGCTCTGTGACAAAGGATCGCCATCATCATCCTTGAAAATACCTCGCTGAACATTCCGAATAGCTGTATAACCAGTTGAACCATAAATTGCGCTATAGTCAGAAATGGCTTCTATTGAAGCTTTAGCCTGTGAATCTGACAGATTTGCATTTTTCTTTACAGCATTAAGTTGATTTTCTTTCGCTTCTTTTCTTAGTTTGTTTAACTCGCTAGGTGATCGCACGTCGATCCCTAATTCTTCAGCGAGCCTAGCTTTTCCATTAAATTGTGTCTGAATAATATTGTTGTATTCATCAACTGAAATTTCTTTTCTTTCTTTTTCTTTTCCTTTTGAATTTCTGATTACCTGATACGCTTTATTGCTTGACTTATCATATTCATACATGTATTTATCAGCAGGCGGCGGATCCCCACTTGGCACATCTTTGTGCGTCCCGGTATTAGGCCGATCTGTAAGCCGATTTTCAGGTTGTGGATCTGGCGCTGGCGTCGGTGTGGGAGCAGGATTACCAGCTCCTGCATTGCTGCTTTTAATTTGCTGAGCTAACTGTTTTTGTTTTGCAGTCGGAGTTTTTCTACACGTTTTTTTACGACTAATGCAACTGCCGCCACACGGTTGCCCCTGTGTGCAATTTCGTTTTTTACCGCTCTTTTTCTTACCTGCATCAGTTCTGATGATTGCGGCAGAATCTAATAATCCAGCTACTTGATCAATGCTGGGCAAATTATCAGGTATTGCACCAAATTCACCGCTGCTTTCTTCTTCAGCTAAGGCAGCGGCTTCTTCCTCTTGCTGTTTCTTTAGCTCATCCAGCGAAACACCTAGACTTGATAAAATTGTAGAAATAGGCTGATCAGTGGCAATCGCAACCCTCGCTTCGTCTGGGGTCAAAATTTCAGCCCGCACTAAAACTTCGTAGCGATCGGCGTGCTTTTTCTCTAAATCAGCTAATTCATTGTCGGTCGGAGTATAGATCGACTCATAGTTGATTTCATATCCTTCAGGAATTGCTCCTGTAGTGGCCTCAAACAAGGCATTGAACAATCGGCGATGGTTATCAGCAAACTTATCCCGCTGCATCGTTGCAACCCGATCAGCCCATGCTCTGGTTTCAGCATTACCACTATCGCCAAGTGCCGCTTTGCCAACAGTGCCCCACAATTTGTAATGAGGTAAATTTGACGCAGCGGTCAGCTCTTCTCGAAACGCGACAGCATTTTCAGCTACGCCGCTAAATGAACGCTCTTGAAAGTCGGAATTGGTTGCTGATCCATCTTGCACTAGAACACGGTGCATGCTCATTTGTTCGGCTATTGCATCAAGGGCAAGCGCTAGCTTATCTTCACCTCCAGGCGTCCCTAATAGCTCAGCTAAACCATTAATTGCCACTTTAAAAAGGCTATAGCTATCTAATCCTTTAGCAATGGCATTTTGTACCGTATAGTAGCGGCAAAAAATTTCAAAAATACATTGCAGCACCGAGTCATGAGCACCGTCCGTTGTATCCCAGTGCAGATCAAACGGGTGGATCATCTCCCCGTCAAATGGCAGCACTCGTGATTCATGAATTTTTTGACCAAAGGCTTCAATGTCGTTAGCTCTAGCCCTTCTAATTATTTGGTAAAACTCAGGATCTTCATAATTGACTTCACCGATAGCCGGTCGCAATTGATAGCGATCTAACACCGATAAACCATCAAAAGACCGCACTTTTTTTAATGGTCTTGATAGGTCTTCGCCGTTATTGACCCGCAGGACAATATAACCACGACCAAACAATCGAGCCCATCGCTCTGCTTTTCTAAACGCAGATGGGCCGCTAAATTTCCGGCTATATGGGTTAAGCTCACCACCAGCGGCATACAGTCCTAAAACTTTCTGAACTACATCAGCATCGCCATCGGGAAGTTCAATCCGAATACCCGATTTCGTCATATCTTCAGCTGGTGTATCAATGATGCGTCGGATCCACCAATTGCCCCGATACAGCGATCTTAGCTCTAGTTCACCCAGTAACCTAGGGTAGCCTACTTCAGTTTCGGTAAAGGTGTCTCTTGACGTTCCCATGCCGCTAGAACGATTCGCCAGTAGCGACCTAGAGATCGCACTTAAAACCGAATCTTGGCGAATTACATCGACCTCGAAAGACATGTGGAAAACTGAAAGAACTTGTCAGAATGATAGCTGATATTACCCATACAATGCAAAAAGCTTATCTGATATATTTCGTTGCTTTTTAGTCAGTGGCTCTAGTGCATATCGCAACGAATCCCAAAGGTGATTATCTGCATCAACGGGAACTGGCAAAATATCCCCAGCTCGATTAGTTTTCCATTTGTAATTAATCGCTTCAGCCCACATATTTGTACAACGTGGGTGGATAATAATTGCCTTAAAGCCTCGGATAAATTCAATTCCATCCTCAACGCTAC